TAAAAAGGTATCCTGACAAACCAGACATAATAGAGCTTGTTAACTTCCCTGCAACACATGAAATAAATGCAAAGGGTAGGGTTGTGCCTGATATCACAAAACGCTATAGAATAGGTTACGACAATCTTCGCGGCAAAGGGTTAGATGTAATCGCATTTATTGAAAATGATGATTGGTATTCAACTGATTACCTGGAAACAATGGTTAACTACTGGCAAAATAACTGCCGCGAACCAATGCTTTTGGGAACTAATTACACAATTTATTACAACTTGAACTTTCATAAATATTTTACCTTTGAACACCATGATCGGGCAAGCGCCATGAACACACTTATTCTCCCTGACATGAATATAAATTGGTGTCCTGATCATGAGCCATATACCGACCTTCATTTGTGGACGCCTAAAAAGTCTGGTTTGTCAGGATACCTTTTTAAACCTAAAACATATCTCTCAATAGGCATGAAACATGGTGTAGGTTTGTGTGGTAGTCCGTTTCATGATGCACCCACCAGGTATAAACACGAAGGATTTAAACTTTTAAAAGAAACTCTGGACAAAGAAAGCTATGAGTTTTATCTTAATTATGCTAAAGTTCAAAACGTTTAGAGTCAAAACAACCTCTGTTTCCGGTGCTAGAAATAAAATTTTTAGAGCTGGCGAAATAGTTTCTGAATCTGATTTTTTTCCAGGCCGCGCGAGTGAGCTTGTTATACAACAATTTCTTGAACCGTTAGATCCTGATATCGAACAAGATCCCATTGATTGGGCATCAATTGTTCCCAACAAAACCAAAGTAGACGCAAGTATAATTATTCCCACATACAATGAGAACGAAAAACTGTTGCTTGCTTCGCTGCAGCAATACATAATCGAGGGCGCTCAAATAATTATAACGACTGTTGAAGGAGATAAAAACCTAGACCTTATTAAAGAAATGGGTTTGGATTACGTTGTCACTCCGCTTTCTGAGCATCCTGGTAGAAGTCCTTTGGGGTCCTTTTATCAAATCAATAAAGCATTGCCTTTGATCAAAAGAAGTTGGTTCTGCACTGCATCTAGTAACGATATTGCTTTGCCAAATAAAGCGTCTATAGAAATACAGAAATGTATGCACTCCAAAAAGAAAGTTTGTTATTCGAACTTTTATTATATGACTGAAGACGGTATAATAAACGGCAAAACGAATTGGTATCCTTACACTTATGAAGCACATCTTAAAGGTAATTTTGTGAATGATTCTAGTATTGTTAACACCAAAATGGCTAAAAAATATTTGCCCTTCAATCTAAAGTTTGACAATTACGCTTTCTGGGATTTCTGGTTAAGGGTTTACAAAGGCGAGGGTAATGTATTCGTTTACAATCCAGTTCCAACATGGAAATACAGACAATCAAATAAGTCTATGCATATTCAACGAATGCGAGATCCGGTTGCATTGGCAAAATATCGGGCAGACAGGGCTATTATGCTTGCCGTCCACAGATAAAAACAAATAGCGAAAGATGATAACAGTAGCCCTACCTAATTATTGCAACCCGTTTGTCTGGTTTGCCATGGAAAGTCTTTGCAACCAAAAAACCAACCACGAATGGGAGTTAATCGTTTATGAAGACTCAGACGAACCGTTAGGACAAGAGTTTTACGAATCTTACCTGCCTAGACTGAGCTGCAAGTCCTTTGGTTATTTGTATTCTGAACCAAGGGTTGCGCTAAATAAAAAATGGTTGAAGATGGCAGAAATTAGCCACCCTAGTTCACTTGGTATCATTTTACAAGCATCTGATTGTTATTCTGAGCCATATAGAATAGAAACTGCCCACCATTGGATGGAAAAAGGCGTGGATTGGGTGCATAGTCCTAGTGTATATTTCTACAACGTCAATACCAGGCAGGTAATGTTGTTCCAACTTGGCGAAGGAACTGGTTCAAATATGGCAATAAGTAAGAAATGTATTCAGCAATTGCCTCAGAACGAGGATAAATGGAGCAGTGTTGATTATTGGCTACGGCAAAACATGCCTTCTGACATAAAGATGCAACTGGATTTGAGCGATAATTGGAAATTAGGCTGTGATACGGACGGTCACAATAGAATCAGTATTGCAAGACGTAAATATTATAACAGCCCACGACCACCCTTCCACAAAACATCGGCTACAATACAAAACATATTACCCATCGATATAATAAAAAAGCTTGACGAATGCGAGTCCTAAATATTTGCGCATCTGATTTTGCGAATTTCGGGCATGATAATGCAAAGGCTTTGCGCTCTGTTGGCGTAGATGCTGAGTGCATTAAATTAAGTCCGCATGATTTTAAATATGGTGATGAAGCGCGTATTGTTACTGCAGCTCAGATGATGGAGGAAACGGCGCATGCTGATCTTGTCCAAATAATGCATTCGTCAGATCATTGTTTAAAGCTATGTAAATGTGATCGCATTTGGATTGTGCATACTGGAACACCATATCGAATTAACGCACAAGGAAATAATGCAATATTTAACCCGCGTGTTGAGCGCACTATTATTGCACTTACTGAATTTGCAGGGTTAGGCGCAGTAAATGAAACTTATATCGTAGGGGCTATTGATACAGATAAATTAACCCCTGGCAAAACCCCTGCAAAGCCTTATGTTTTTGGACACTATCCATCTAACGCAGGAATTAAAGGAACTGCCCGTATAAATGAATGTATGGCCGGATTTAACTACCAGCATTCAGTAGCTAATGTTCCTTATGTAAATCAGCTTGCCAGGTTAATGAGTTGTGATATATATATTGAGATGTTTGCCACTCACCAAGGAAGTCATTTATACGGAAGTTGGGGTATTACCACTCTTGAGTGTGCGGCCATGGGAAAGATTATTATTACCAACCACACCACCAGCCATGTTTATGAACAATACTATGGTATAATTCCTCCATTGCTTTTGTTTGCTGACTCCGATGGACTAAAAGCACATTTGAATAATGTTTCACGATTGAGTGTTGATAAATTAATCAGCTTACAAAACAAAACCCGAAATTGGATTGTAGATTATCATTCTTACAAAGCGACAGGGGAAACAATAAAAAAATACTTATGACCTACAGTTATAAACAAAAGTTAGAGCAATTCAATTCAACGGAAAAATATGCTATTGAATTAGCCTTTTTGCATCGTTTGCTTGGAGAAACTAACGGCGCTCTCATAATGGATTATGGGTGTGGAATTGGAAATGCCGTTAAATACCTATCTGAAAAAGGAAGGTCTGTGGCCGGTTACGATAAAACGCTTTATTTTAAAACTGCCCCGGATTGGTTTGGCATTGCTCCTGCAGGCACTACCTATTTTATGCATTCAATCGCACATATTGAAGATATCGAAGAGGTTTTGAGCAACACACGTGGCAAAGTTGTGGTCATTACCCCCAATTTATCATGGCTTAATAAGATTACGGATAATAATTATGAGCCTGACACAACCGTTATTAGTCATTTCAATGCTCAAAGCTTGCATGATTTGTTTAAAGATGCTGGTTTTCGCGTATCGGTATGTGGGCAGTTCGGTAAAATACACGATGGTCAAAACGAGCGCTTGTTTCTAATGGCCTATAAATGAGGTTGTCCGCTTGTTATACCATTTTCAATGGGCTTGAACTATTAGAAAAATCCATTGAGCAGATATACGACCATGTTGATGTTATCATTATTTATTATCAGCAAGTAAGTAATCTAGGAGAACATAATCCATTTGTATTTAGACTTGTTGCTGCATGGGAAAGCGACCCCAAAGTATTTGTAGCCGAATTTAAACCGGACCTAAAATTACAGACTAAAGAGAACGAACGCGTTAAACATCGGTTAATGATCAGCTTTGCGCGTGGTTTGGATTGCACTCACTTCCTGTTGGCAGCTACCGATCATTATTACGATACCGATGAATTTGCCGAAGCTAAGATTACGGCTGCAAAATACGATGTTACGCTTACCGCAATGTATACGTATTACAAATATCCTACTTGGAGAATGGATCCGATTGAAGATTATTATTTCCCTTTTATCTGTAAGCTCTTACCAGGGACAACAATTGATAGGATCCCTGGATTTCCATTGCGGGTTGATCCATCTGTTCAAATAAATACATACAACAACTGGTATCTGTTCAAACAAGAGGAAATAATGCTACATCATTTCACTATGGTTAGAGATGATATAGAATCTAAATTCAGAAATGCCGCGGCCTCAATTCGATGGAGCGAAGAGGACAAAAAAAGATTTTTACAAGAGTATAATGACGTAAATGTTGGTGACAAGGTTTCCTATTTCGGAGGTAGGGAAATCGTAGAAACTATTGATGTATTTAAATTAGGCAAATCTAATTAGTATCAGTAACTTTATATCCCACAAAATCAAATAGTTATGAAACTCAAAATCATTTTAATCTTAATTGTTCTGTTGAGTCCATTATTTTCTTTGGGTCAAAACGATGCCAAACAAGTAATAACATTCCCTGTAAAGCCAATGCCATTTGGTTGTAATATGCTTTGCGATACTGTTATTGATATTGGTGGTTGGGATATGGATGGAGCGTTTTTTAAAAATGTAATCCATGGCTTGGATTATACTAAGATCAGGGGCATTAAAGTTATAGTGCAAATTGATGGTGGCACTGTGCATTTCCCATTAAATAGGTATAACTCGGTTGGAGATATTGCGGGAGGCGTAGAGCAGATTTTACCTAACCTGATTACCTTAAAACGGCGTGGTGGTGGTTTTTTTGATAACCCAACCTTTTCCTCTACTTTAATAAATCGAGGTTGGGTAACTATTACATACGAATAACAACGACTAATTTATCCCAGGCATTAGGGCGAAGGCAGTGAGATAATTTTTACAGAATATATTTTCCAATTAGAATCCCTATTAAGCAAACCAATACAAACGCAGAACTGAATTGAGCGTTTGTATAGCTATTGTGTTCTCCGGTTTCCTGATCCATTAATGTCCATCGTTTCATAAAAATTAATGTTTATTCCTTAACCATTGTATTGTTTCGTGGTCAGTTTCTACCATTCCGTTGATTCTTGCCTGTTCTTCTTCGGGTTTAGTATTGTCTTCTTTTGCCCAAAACGCAGTTCGCCCTTTAGTGTTATCTGTAATGTCTTTTTCTACCAAATCAAACTTCCTTGTCGTTTCCGCATTATCTTCAATATGGTGCTCCCATTTATGCACCAGTTTGGTTAACGCATCCACCGCCAACTCTAATTGTTCGTTAGGCGTCTGTGTAACGTAATCTACAATCCTTTCTCCGCCAAGAGTTCCGAAGCCAAGGAATCCAGCTATAACGACCCAGTTCTTAGAGACGAAGTCAAAATACTTGTTCCCATTTTTCTTTACCGGGCCTGACATATATCAAAGATACGATTTGTGTCTATTTATTTTTGCTTGCCAATACCATGGCCGCATAATTGGCCCATGTTGCTTTCGGGTTTTTTAATTCCTTTCCAACTAAGTAAACAAAGATTTCCCGTAACACCATATTGTAAACTGCCACATCTAAAAAGTGGTTCTGAGGCTGCCCAGGTTTCTTTTCCCAAACCATATAAGTTGTTCCGTCTTTTTCTTTTGGAACTCTACGCTCGCTTTCATAATGCAAGAAAAAGTTTTGGTAAGAATACTTGCCTTCTGACTGCGTTGGGAAATTCATAAACCCAGATGGTTGTTTGTCATCATTTCCGGAATCCCATTTTAATTTCATTTTGTTGGCTAACTCATCCTTCAGATAGTTTACTTCAGCCAAATAAAGATCACCACGCTCTACAGCTGGTTTGAAATTTCGCCTGTCTACATCTAATCGGACGTATTTTTCAATGTCTTTTCCCTTGATACCTACTACATGCGTATTAGAATTGTCCACAAATTCATAGGCTTGCTCTGTATAGTGCCCTGTATCAACCCCCGTAATGGCTATTATCATTCTCCTTCCGGTATCGGTGGAGTATTTTTGGTCCAACACTTGTTGAAACACAGGCCAAACGCTATTAGATTTATTGTGTTCATAGGTCCAGTGCTTGCGATCAGCTTTTTTCTTTTTCGAACCTTCGCGTGGTATAAAAGTTCCGATGCTTCCCTGATCAATTGAGTAAGTTGCTGCGTTAACCGACCACCCTACAATTTCATAATCTAATCGAGCATCGTCCAAAGTTCCGTTTAGGTCACATGCACACGTTAATAAAATAATTTGTCCGTTACCATCTTTAATACTTAGGCTCTCCGGAATAGTGCCTATCTTATAAGGACGAATGTTTTTCATAATCTGGTTCGCCTTTAGTTCAACTCCTGGTGGATCATAAGTCAACCCGAGTGCAACATTTACAAATGTTTTATACTCTTCTTCCCTTCTGGGTCCGTTTGGTGGGCAACAAGCATGGTATTCACGTGCATAATGCTCCCAATCGAACATATAAGTTGGTGCATATAGGCTTGAAATCTGGTAAGAATAGTATCCAGGTTGCGATGGTTCAGCTGTTGGCCTCCATTCTCCTAGTTGTAGCAGTTCGTTTTTGTTCTTATCATCGAAAACACCAGCGCATTTCTGGCATTTATAGCCCACACTACTTGCAATCACCTTGCTATCATCGTCAATTTCCCATACGATACCCCCTTTTTCTTTCTCATTGTCGTTCATTGCAACACTCCATTCAAGTGTTATGAACTCACCACAGCAAGGACATGGTATAAAATACCTGCGTTGATCTCCCAACAAATAAAGTGGCTCGATATTGCTGCCTTTTTTTAATTCCGGTGAAGACGAAAAGCACAGTTTCCTTTTTTTCGCATAGGCTGAGAATCTTTGTTCGAATAACTTAGCCATTGAACCAGCTTGCTTGTCGCTCCCTTTCGCGCTTTCGAAATCGTCAATAAATCCAAATTGCATTGATCGTTGACGCGCTGTCTTGGCATTTGGAACTCCCAACACCAAAAATCCTCCACGATATTCTTTCCGCTTACCCGTATCACCCGTTTTCATGTTGCGCGCTCTCTTAACACTACTCTTAATGAGGGGTCTGATCCCACAACTATCGATCATTTTGTCAACTCTGGTCATGGCTTCCTCAACTAATTCGTCGTGACCAACGGTATACATTATATTACCCGGGTTTTGTGAGATAATCCAACCAATTACGTTCTCCACAACGCACAGGGTATACCCTATTTGCGCTCCTTTCATCACAGCCATGGTATGACCATCGTGACTTGGTGCAAAAAAGTCAGCTATCTCCCTCATGTAAGGAGCATTTTTATACAAAAAGCTTCCTTCGATGGCCGAAGTGTCTGCAGTCATCACCCGATTTTGTTCGGCCCATTCAGATGGTAGAAGATCTGAAATGTGAAATCCACCGGCATCTATAATTGATTCTATGTTTGTATCGAGGCTCAATTTGTTTTTCTAGTTATTGGCGTTGCCTACTGGGGAAACTTTTCATAGTTTAGGGTTTCTACATCGCGTAGTTTTACCATCTCTTTGTGCTCCAAGTTATGTCGCGCCAACTTCATTTGGATATTAGCCCTAGCAATCTCATGTTTGAGCGAGGCGTGGGCTTGTTTGGCAAGCTGTGATTGAGCCTTTGCTGTTTCTGTATCAATTTTCCCTTCCTCTAGTTTTGTCATTTGGCTAAAGACAAAATGCAATAATGACTTATTGTCGATTGGCTTCATGGTCTTTGATTTTTTCTGTTAATAATTGGTTTGCTACTGTAAACGAGTGCTTGCTATGATACCTTTTAAGTGTGGTTTTTAGCCCGCGATTTTGAAGTTGAAGCGCCATATGGTAACAACTGTCCGTTAGCGACTGTTCAAAGTCCCACGCTTGTTCGGCATGGCGATACATTTTGCCGTTGCCATCCTCCCAAGATTTAGGAAACTCAAAATCTTCCTCGCGCCTTTCAAGCACTGGATGACCATAATCGTTTTCTAAATACCACATTAATAGCTCAGTGTTCGGATAGTCCGTATACATAAAAGGACGCCAACAAATAGTAACATGGGTTGTGTTGCGCCAATCATACGCAACCCCGCGATACTCCAACCTCTTATTGACTTCATCTGTTAAAAGATTGTCTAGTTTATTATACCGTTCGCGCATCATAAAATCAATATAGCTCTGATCTATAGCCATCCTACACACCTTAAACCCGTCTAAATACACAACTGTCCTATATCTTTTCAAAATACTCAATCTAAATACTCAATTTGACTTTCAATTCCTTCTGGAACAATTGACCAACCTTGCTTACCCCTCCATGGAAATGGTTTTATTGGCCGAACATTCTTATAAATATGACAATATAATCCGTTTCGATGCATCACAAAGCAAGAATCTTCATCATCTTTCCTCATTGGCCTGCTGTCTACCAGTTCACCCACCGCAATTGCGTGTCCCGGATTAGTAATTGCTTGGTGTTGCATTGTGGTGGCTACCATCCTTTTTATTTGTGTGGATCCGCATATCTCCATTATATTCTTGCTGATATTTTTTTTCGCTGCTGCGCAAATCAAAACCTTTCCGCGAACATTGGTTGTCCAGCTTCGTGTTTCAATCTTTCCACACAACATCAAAGTTGCAAATGGTTCTCGCCAGGTTAAGGCACGTAGTTTGTTGTCGCTCATGCCAACATAAAATCTTTTTTGCTGTAATCGTTTTCCAGTATCGTCTGTGTTTTTCATTTCGCTATTTATTGTTAGTAACCCTCTCCCACCCATTTTCTAATGATGGGGTTTTGCCCATTGAATATATTTTGTCATTCTTGCGATTGAGTCTATGGCTGAACATCCATTCCTGATTATTAAACAGAACCACACTCCCAAGTAGATAATAATCTGTAAACTTAAATTCGTTCATTTCCTTGAATTTTGTTCCATGTTATTGCCCCATAAGGCGAAGAATAGTATTGCCGCCAATTTCCAGTCATAACACAACCATGCTGATACCATTGCTGTTAACCCCATTGCCATTCCCCCAAACTGCAATATTTCTTTTTTAATGATACTCATTTCGCCTCCCATTGTGGAACCGTTGTAGTTCCTGATTCCTTGATTAGATCATTAAACAACAATCCTTTTATCCTGGTTTGTATTCCCTTCTCGGGAAGATTCATTAACTGGGATAATCTTTGGTTGCTGACAGGACCATAAACTTTTATATAGCTCAAGGCTTCCTGTTGTATTTTGCGTTGATGTGATTCACGGTGTATCATTTCGTATATGTGCAGCTGATTTTAACTATTTGATTATCAATACCAAGTTCTACTTTCTCCCCGGGAAAAACAAAAGCCAAACCGTTAGCAAATCATTTCTGTTCGCTAGTGTTGTCTTTATCAATATGTTCTGATAATTTCAAAAACTCAGCTTCAGTCATAAGTTTGTGTTTGACAATTGTGCGACCATCCGCAAGATGAAAGGTAAATGTTACAACCGAATGTTCGCCCATATTAATATCTCCGCCATCGTCCGTAGTTTCTATTTCCCCAAGGGTTGGGTGGTTTGCTACTATTCTAAATTCTTCTGGTTTTCCCATGGCATTATTTGCTTTCACCCCTACCGCGGCTCTCCTGGTAAGACTTAATTATATTTTTCATGTCTTTTTTGGTCAATTCATTTGACTTATCAATTGATTCATTGATGATTTTAACCAGCTTCCCACGCAATTCAGCCGTTTCCTTCCTGGTTAATGACTTCATTTTTGAAATCTCATCCAAAAAAATATCTGCACCCGCCTTAAATGATGTTGCACTATTGGCTACATACTGGTGAAGTAGGCTTTTTAC